ACGGTTCACACATCAAGGGTCTAATTCTCAACATGATTGACTACTTCTGGCCCAGTCTCCTCAAGTTGGGATTCGTTGTATCGATGGTCACCCCGATTATCAAGGCTTCTAGGGGTAACCAAACCAAGTCATTCTATACGGATTCCAAATTCAGGACCTGGTATGGAAATGGACAACCCGGGTGGCGCATCAAATATTACAAGGGTCTCGGTACCTCAACTTCGAAGGAGGCACGCGAGTATTTCAAGCAAATCGAAGATCTCACAGTCAAGTTTGATACAGATGTGATGTCTGATAAATCTATTACTTTGGCTTTTGACAAGAAAAAGGCTGATGATCGAAAGATTTGGCTTCTTGAAAGCACAGCAAAAGACCCCAAGGAGCTAGAGGTTCCTTATGGTAATGTGAAACAGTTGAACATTACTGATTTTATTCATAAGGACCTGGTAAACTTCTCATTGGCGGATTTGAAACGTTCAATCGCACACGTTTGTGATGGACTCAAACCGTCCCAACGAAAGGTTATGTATTCGTGTTTTCAAAAAAATTTGACTGCTGAGATGAAGGTGGCACAACTCGCTGCCTTCGTAGCTGAGAAGAGTGCCTATCACCACGGTGAAGTATCTCTCGCTGATACAATTGTAAAATTGGCGAATGATTACATGGGCTCCAACAACATCAATCTTCTCGAACCCTGTGGTCAGTTTGGAACTCGACTTATGGGTGGTAAGGATGCTTCTCAGACGAGGTACATTTTCACGCGATTGACATCTGAGGCTCGTAAGCTTTTCGACCCCAAAGATGACGCCATTCTTAATTATTTGGATGATGATGGACGGTCTATTGAACCCGATTTCTACATGCCTACTCTACCTATGATTTTGGTCAATGGAAGTGAGGGTATTGGTACTGGTTTCAGTTGCTACGTGCCTCCATTCAATCCCAAGGATATTCGTGATAACATTACAAATGTATTAAATGGTAAAAGTATTCAAAAAATGAAACCCTGGTTCAAGGGTTTCAAGGGTAAAATCATGGAACAGGATGACGATTCATGGGTGACCCAAGGTGTATGGAGTAGTATTGGAAGGACAGTCAAGGTGACCGAACTCCCTCCGGGACGTTGGACCCAAGATTACAAGGAACACCTCGATACCCTCGTTGAAAAGAAAATCATCAGTGGTTTCACAAATAACAGTACAACTGAGAATGTCGATTTCCTCATCCAAGATTACAATGGTAAAGATGCAGTTAAGGATCTCAAGCTTCAAAAGACACTCCGTACAAGCAATATGCACCTCTTTCATCCAACAAAGGGTATTCATAAATACCAAAGTCCAGAACTAATTCTAAAAGATTTTATTGAGCTTCGCTACGAGTATTACAAGAAGCGAAAAGAACATCTCATCAAAGTTCTGGAGGCAAAGGCACAGATGTGTGATTACAAATCTCGATTTGTATCCATGGTCATCAACGGTGATATCATTGTATTTCGCCGTAAAAAGCAAGAACTCGAAAACCAACTTTCTGGACTCTTCCCACAAATTGGTGGAACGTATGACTACCTTTTGAATATTAGAACCGTTCAGTACACGGATGAGAGTGTTCGCGAACTTCTCAAAGAATCCGAACAGGCGAAAAGGGATCTCGAGATTATGAAGTCTACTACAGCTATGAACATGTGGAAGAATGATATTAAAAATATATAAACAATAGATAAGTATGGGTGAAGCTGCTAAGATTTCTCTCAAAGCTATTGGAAAGCAGGATATACACCTTCTTTCCAAAGACCCAGAAGACTCATTCTTTAAGGATCGAGACATGACACGACACTCTGAATTTAGGAAGTATCATAGAAGTCGTAACGTGATTAACCCCGGACAAATATCTGGGTGGCCGTTTGGACAAACAATCAAAGTTCAATTCAATCCCCAAAACATGGGTGATCTTTTGAGTAACATGTGGTTGAGTATTACCATGCCAGGCCTCTCAGATTTTGGAGGTGGAAAAAACTATGCAGACCAACTCGGTCGACACATTCTTAAAAGTGTCACGATGTTTGTCGATGAGCTAGAGGTGGAAAAAATACACGATGATTGGGGAGTTATATATGATGAACTTTATTTAGAAATGTCCGAGAAGGTGGCAAATAGGTTTCTTGTTAATAGAAGTATCGGTTATGATGATTCCACGTTGGATAACTTTGACGACTATGCACAATATTCATCCGACCTCGTGATACCCCTACACTTCTTCTTTTCGAGGAAGTATGCGAGTGATGAATATTCTTCAAATAAACCAAATCGTCCATATTTTCCGGTATGTGCAGTACACCGTCAAAAAATAGAATTCGAATTGGAGTTTCATCCACAAACTTTTTTTACTGATACGGGAACCACTCTCTCACTCCCCGAGTTTAGACTCGTCACCGAAGAAATAACGGTGAGTCCGGAAGAACGACAGTACCTAGCGAGTGAACCCCAGACATTCATAACAGATATCGTACGCAGACATCCTAGTATAATCAGTGATGTAAATAAAGATATTATCAAAAATAACCTCGTACCGAATATTCCAGTAAAATGTATTCATTGGTTTTTAAGAAATACAGAATTCGAAGATGCCACCGATTCTACGGGGGGTAAAGCTTTACAAGAAGAAAAGTTTTACCAAAATAGATTCAATTTTTCATCTAATGTAAATTTCGACGAGGTACAGACATTCTTTCATCCCATCATGAGTGAAGCGAGTTTTAATATCAACGGAAATAAATTACCAAACGTTTCAAATACAAATCATAATTATTACAAATATCTAATTCCGTATAAGAATAGACTTTCAAGACCTATACGTAATGTATACACTTATAGTTTCTCGATGAATCCGATTAATGTGGAGCCATCGGGGAACTTGGATTTTAGTCAGATACAATCTGATAAGACTTCCATAGAAGTAAAACTAGATACTTCAAGTGGGTCACTTGTTGATATAGTCAACAAGACATATTCACTTCAGATGTATTATACAGGATATCAAACCTATATTTTTGATAAGGGTTTTATGTCACTTGCTTACTAAAAAGTGAAGTCTTATTGTTTGAAATATACTCGATAATATTATTCTTAATACACCATTTGATGAAATTTAACTGTGCAAGCGTTGTATGAATTTCATGAGATGTACCGGGAATAGTATATGGAAACTTTTGAGACCTACAAAAAGGGTCAAAAAGTTTTTTGGAGTATCCATCAAGACTGCTTTTGTACGCGCAGTGTACGGCAAAGAGTTTACCGTCGGTGGTGGTATAAGATGTGTTATTTTTTTTCGCATAATTTGTGATGAACCATTCTAGATTTCTAAGTGAAATACCACTCGTCTTATCCAGAATATTCATTAATTTAGTTCGATTCTTTTCGTCTTCATAAAAGCCGTTTATTGATGTTAGTAGAATAGTCGATTTGCTCATATATTAGAGTATCCCCAAATCTCTAAGCTCTGATTGAGCTTCTCTAACTTCATTACATGCACTTTTAAAATGATCACCACTTTGAAGAACGCGTTTCTGAATACGTTCACCTTGGTCTTTATGAAATTTACAATATCCACCAAATTTACCCCTAAAACTACACCTCCTAGTTTCTCCATTGGACTCTTTTACAATTCCTTTACATATATTAGTGTTACGCGCTTCCTCTGCATCACGCAAAAGTAAATCCAATGGCACTGCATGTTTCTTGTGAATAAATTCAAGAATTTTACTCATTTCTTCAGAAGTTGTTTGAGATAGTTCCTCGTCAACCCTTTCATGGATAATTTCATCCACTGCATCTTCTATGAGAGAAGGAAGCTGTTCCGATACCAACTTTCTAATATTTTCTGTGACGATTTTAACAATTTGCTTGGCACTCATGTCTTATCATTAGATTGCGTGTAGCTTTTAAATAAGTCTTCAACAGAGTTTTGTTTTTGTCTAAACATTTTAATACGATCCCGTAATACCAATGCCGTACCTTCACCGCTAAGATTATTCTTTTCACATTCTTCAATTAATTGTTCCTTTTTCATACCACTCAAGGCTGGGCCGGTGACTTTCTTTGGTGGTTTATACTGTTCAATAATTTCACCAAAAATTTCTTGTTTGGTATTGTCATACAGTGGGTCGAGTAAATCACATACAGGGTTCAGAAACTTATTCACAAAATAATAGTGGTAATCGACGGGTATACCATGCTCTTCTACGTATTTAGGATCTTCAGATTTCTCGAATGCTTTCGCTTTAGGGTTATCTGTTTTTGTGAGCAAATATGGTACACGATCACCGGATTGTGGTTCTGATCCGGGTTTTCTTTGTCTCATTTTGTTTACGACTTGAACGTGTGCCTGATTGATATTAATACTCTCCGGACTGTTAATAGAAACACTCTTTCCACCAACTTTGTAGCTATCGGACAGGGACTGACTTAAGATGAGTTTGTCGTTTGAAATTTCACCACCCAAGAGTTCATTCGCGCGTTTTATCGCGAGGTCTTTCGGTGGTCCAGGGTCTCCGGATGTTAATACTACATCCAGTAATTCTTTACACACTTCTCTCATATGTGGTGTGTTATCGCGGCGGACGAGTTGTAGACCCTTAACGTCCACATAGTCCATATGCATTTGGTCATCTTTACCCTTTGTCCACAACTTAGCAGCGTAGCGCTTCTTTGAGTACAAAAAATACGGCCAATAGACCTTCTCAAGCTCTAGGTTATTTGGCTTCTTGAAGAGGGCTGAACATTCTTCAGCGGCTCGTTCACCAATTTCCCAACTGTACTCGATTGCTTCTATACCTTTACGATCACCCACATCAAACTCAACCATAACCGAATCCGTGTCACCATATCTTACCTTCGCACCAGGGAAGTTCGCCTCTACATAAGTTTTAGTCTCTTCAATCATACCGCGACCTCTACACGTTGTAGTGGACGCAATAGGTACACATGGAAGGATTCCCTTACCAGCTCCAGTGAATCCGTACACAGAGTTCATCGAAACTTTGTAGGCCAGCTGTTTACCATTGTACACCTCTTTCATCGCACCAGTGGCTGCCGCCATATCTTTTTTGGCTTTTTTACGAAACTGTTTAAGCTCCAATAAAATGGCGGGTAAAAGACTCGGTACATCTTGTGCAAACTTATACGTCTTATTTCCAATGTTAAATGTTTCGTATGTAATTCCTGGGATATTACCATATCGTCTCTCATCCATGACGTATGTAGAATAACAGAGGTTGTGGGCCATCATAATCGATGGGTACAGGGCCTCAAAATCAAGGGCTGTGATTGGTGTATAATACGCACCCTTCTGTGCTTCAAGTACAGTAGCACCTTCGTATTGCTCTTCGGGGAGAGAACCATATTTAATAGTCGGTACCATATAACCTAATTCACGAGCCTTTTTGGACAACTGACTAAATACCTTGATTTGTTGCCCACGTTCAACCAAAAAAGATAGAGGTACCCATGTTGCCTTTGCCATCTCCAATAAATTGAGTAGTGTACACATCTTCTTCATGAGTTTATGAGGTAATAAGGTATCTTTGATACAGTATTCAGCCACTTCACGTAGTTTAACTGGGTCACCTTCGAGGTATCGAGCAAACATTTCTTTGGGAGCCATATCAATTTTTTGATCACCAAGATACAGTTTAGAAACATTGTTCAAACTGTATGAATCTAATTTGTATCCTTTTTTAACTTCATGGAACATATCAAAAACAAATCTTCCAGGCATAGGTAAAAGCTTTAGGAAATTGTCACCCAAAGCACTTGAACTCAATTTTTTGTACACGATATGACATTCACTTTCTTTGAGTTTACCCAAATCGTAAAATTCCAAGCCACAACCGACCATAGCAGCGCGCTTATAAATATAGTCAAGATCGAAACCAAAAATATTCCACCCAGTCAAAATATCAATATCATTTTCATTCGTGTACCGTTTAAACGCCAAAAGTAATTCCTTTTCTGTATCAAAACTAATGACGTTCGATCCTTCAATTTTTGGATCTGTTTTTTTATAACATAAACATGTTTTATCATACGGTTCATCACTACCAAATTTACATAATGAAATAGCAATCTGAAAACAAGCATCATTAGTGACGTCAGCGTCTGGGAATTTCCCAGTTGAACTATTACACTCAATATCAAACGATGCTACAATAAACGGGGCAATATCATCTCTGGCTACAGGTGTGAGTGTAGACCAGTCATTACACCATAAGTCAATATCCGTTTTTGCCAAGTGAGAGCGAACACAATTAGCACCAGTATTTATCCAGCCGGTGGACTGAATACCCGTTCTGTGCATGAGTCTCAGGACGGGGTCTATATTGGATTCGTATACATGATATTTTGAAAATTCCCTATTATACATAAAAATTGAGTTGACTTTACGTCGAGCTTCGAGTGTCTTAAAATTTAGGTGCATGTAGTGAAATTCTTCATTATTTTGAAAACCCCAAACATCTTTTTGTTTCGTCAGACTGTAACTGGTGACGTGATCCTTTTTCAAAAGATTGATATCATTAAACAGACGGGTAACGTCGGCGGGTTTCGTGTCCCTTGGAAGCTTCACGAAAAAGTATGGATCGAATGTCGTCGTCACACACACAGATTTTCCCTCCTCAGTTTTACCAAATACACTGATGTGATGTTCTCCGTCAACATCTCGTGCCTCCCATGTCAGAGCCTGGAATACTACCATATGTATACTATGAGCCAAAATTTTAATATCATTTATATATAAATGTCAGCTGCTTTAATTGATCTCGTGTCTGTTGGAGCCCAGGATGTATTCATCACTGGTGATCCAGAGGTCAGTTTTTTTCGTCAAAATTACAAACGCCATACTAACTTCTCGATGAAGCCTGAGCGTATGGATTACATTGGTACTTTCGCCGCGAACAATGAAATTACCATCCCTATTCGTTCCAAGGGTGACCTCATGAGTTACATCTGGATTGAGGCTACCAATATCGCGAGTGTACAAAACAACACCGCCGGTCTCTTTTCTCAAAATGCCGCAAGCCCAACCGAATTCAGTCTTTATATTGGTGGTCAAAAGGTGTCTCAGCTCGATTCCCTCTTCATTCAGGGTGTACACAACCCCCTGTTACGTGACAGCGCGGCCAAGGCTTCGTACGCTGTAACCACTAATAACAAGAAGGCTAATCATGGTGGTGACCATTATATT